AAACTCTCTTATAAACATTCTTGAGTTAGGGTGTCTAAGATTGTATCCAACCCATCCGCATTCAGGATGATATTTGTCACCACGCCCGAGATATGTAATCATTGCGTCTCCAGGTGATATGCTTGGAACAAAGTGAACGGGGATATCAGTATGAGTAAGTGTATCAGCATCACACCATATCAGCCAATCAGTATCTATAGTTTTCTCTGCTAATCCTGTAGCAAATACTTTGTAACAAAAACGCACAGCGTCCCACTTAAACTGTTTACGTGGATCCTGTGAAGCATCACGTCCGTGTGCTTTAGGATTGTTTCTATGTCTTTCAACAAAGTCTCTACATTCTTTGCTTTCTTTAAGTAGATCAACTACCTGAACATTTGACTTAGTTGTTTTAGGTGTACAGTTTTCAGCATAAACAACAAGATTGATCTCTGCCGGCCAATGTTTTTCAAAGGTGTCTATCATTCTCTGACCGTACTGTTCCATTCCTTCTTTATGGAATGTAGTGATTAAAGTATATTTCACTTTTTGTCCTTGTGTTTATATAAATGGATACATACTATTATATTAGCATATATTTATTCAATGAAAAAACTGACCTATTTTTCTAAGCACACATCATTAAATTCAAAGCCAGTTATGTCTGCCTTTTTATCTAGTGCTAAGAAGCATTATCAAGTGGTAGAAAATGATATGAACGCAGATATTGCGGTCATATGGAGTTGTCTATGGGCAGGACGTATGGCTCCTAATAAAGAAATATATGAACATTTTCGTAGACAAAATAAACCTGTAATAATAATTGAAGTTGGTGCCTTAAGAAGAAACACAACCTGGAAGATTTCATTAAACAATATTACAACTGAGGGCTATTATGGCCATACTGAAAATTTAGATTGGGATAGACCTAATAAGTTAGGTATTAGCCTCAATGAGAACACAAACAATAACGGTAAAATATTAATTGCGGCACAACATCATAAAAGTTTACAGTTACAGCATTTAGAATCACAAGAACTATGGATTGAACAGCAAGTAACAATGATACAATCTCAAACAGATAGAGAAATCGTTGTACGCAGTCACCCTAGATCTCCATTACAAATGCCTAGTGAAATGCCTCGTAAAATTACAGGAACATATGATGACTTTGATTTTAACACTAATTACTATTGCGTTGTAAATTACTCGAGTGGTCCAGCAATACAGGCCGCAATATCAGGAACACCAATTATAACTAGTGAACTAAGTTTGGCGTACTCTATAAGTAACAGTATTAATAACATAGAACTAGTTAATAATCTTGCTACAGAGCAATGGTTAGCAGAGATAACGCACACCGAATACCTCATTGAGGAAATTGAACAAGGACTGTGGATAGAAAGATTGGAATCACAATTATGAAACAGGTAGATGACTATATGGAAGATGGTATAGACTGCGGATGTGTGCTTCATGGAGAATACTATACTTTAGACTATGCTAAGAAATTAGAAGCTGGGTTACGTAGGAACTTTAGCTGTCCTATACGTTTTCATATATGGACTGAAAAGGCTAGAGAAGTACCTAAAGGGTGGCACAAACACAGTCTTAAAGATCTAGGAGTTAAAGGGCCTAAGAAGGGATGGTGGTACAAAACACAAATATTTAGAAACAAGGACTTTCAGGGCAGATTGTTTTATTTTGATTTAGATATTATAATCTCAGGTAACTTAGATTGGATGTTGAGATTGAGTAGTGAAAAGTTTTGGGCAGTTAGAGATTTTCGCTATCTTTGGAAGAAAAACAAATGGACAATAAATAGCAGTGTGATGGTATTTGACACTGACAAGTATGCTGACCTTTGGAAAAAGTTTAAGCGTAACCATCATGCTATTATAACACAATATAATGGTGATCAAGATTACATAGATATAGAAGTGCCCAACGATAACAAACGCTGGCTTGATCAAAACTTTGTAAAAAGTTATAGATGGGAAGTTATGGATGGTGGGATAGATTTTACCTATCGTACATATCCTAACAAAGGAAAAGATCGAAGTCATATTTTTAGAGATCTAAGTATAATAGTATTCCATGGAGTGCCTAATCCACATGAGATTGATGATAAAGAAGTACTAAGGCATTGGAAACTAGATAAATAAACGTAACAAACGGAGAACATAGCACATGGCTAATAGAACATTTAAGGTTTACGGACAAGCATACGCTGAAGCAGGCGATGTAACAGCAGTATTGACTGTAGGCGGAGTAGAGGTATTTAACGGTGCAGTTAATGACTCCACAACAGATAGAGGGGGAAACCCACCAAACACAAGTAATTTGCTTTTTACATATACATTAGATGAAGCAACAACAGGCAACTTAGCATACTCACTAGCAGTTTCAGGTGGAGAACTTTGTCTAGGTAGAACACACTATAACGGTGTTCCAGGAATGACAATACCTCGATCTTGGTTTGACGCTAATGTAGCAGACAAAAACAATGTATCAGCAGAGGCTCAAACATATATAGCAAACACCATAGGCGAATCAGCTCTAGGTAGTGACATATATAACGCATTCATAGCAGGCACACTTACAAATCCAACAGATGAGCAAGATGCGGCAGTAATGTCAGCAAACGCTATTACTGATTTTACAGTATATGGAGAGGATAATGACGCAAGAACTAATGCTCAAATCGACAGTGTGGACTTAGAAGGTTGGGATGACGCTGACATAGCCAAGCTAAATTGGCCAATTATTGGTGATGGTGAAACATTTACTTGTACATGGAATTTAGATCCAACAACATCAGCATAATAGTGTTATAAAAACAATTAGCCAAAAATTAAAAACCCTGCATTTAGTGGGGTTTTTTATTGACTAATAAATCAAAAGATTGTATAATAATAGCATGACAGTAAAATATAACTTAGAAAATGTTAATCCAGATTTATACGACGAGCTAGACGACCTTGCTATGGAGACAGTAGGGTTCCTTGAAAAACAACTAGCAGAAAAGATGGTAGCAGTAGATGATGCTACACTAGAAGAGTTATATGACAATATTAGAGTAAAAATAATCAATTCAGTGCTTGACCAATAAATCCAAAACTGCTATAATGTTTTTAAGTTAGAAATTAATCATTTACGGGGGTAGATAACATGGTAGCTAAGGCAATTAAATTCACAAAAGAAACAGACGATCAAATTATTGAACGTATCAGTAAGCGTTTTAATATTCTTGATCAGATGACTAAAGCCTGCATCAACGGTGATGTAAGAGCTATGATCGTAGTAGGCCCTCCGGGTGTAGGTAAGTCATACGGTGTTGAACAACAGCTTGACAAGGCTAATGTATATACTGAACTAAGTTCAAGACCTAAAACATTTGATGTGGTGAAAGGTGCTATGTCAGCTATTGGACTATACACTAAACTATTCAACTACAAAGAAAAAGACAATGTTATAGTATTTGATGATTGTGATTCAGTGCTACAAGATGAGCTGTCGTTGAATATATTAAAGGCCGCACTTGATAGTAAGAAGACTCGTAAAATATGCTGGAACACTGATTCATATAAATTACGTAATGAAGGTGTACCTGATGAGTTTGAGTTTAAAGGTTCTGCAATCTTTATTACTAATATCAAGTTTGATAATATTAGAAGTAAAAAACTTAAAGATCATTTAGAAGCTGTTCAATCAAGATGTCACTACTTAGATCTTACACTAGACACTGTGCGTGATAAACTATTACGTATCAAACAGATTGCTGGTACAGGTGCTCTGTTTCAAGACTATGATTTCTCAGGACACGAAGTTGACGAAATGTTAAACTTTATGACTGATAACCAAGATAACTTAAATGAACTAAGCCTGCGTATGGCACTTAAAATAGGCGACCTCAGAAAAGTTTCACCAGTTAGTTGGCGTGAAATGGCTGAAGTTACTTGTATGAAACGTAGATAGTTCTTTTTGTTATTCATAAAAGGGTGTTGTTGGTTGACACCCTTTCTCCTTTTAGTATATACTACATATTATGAAACAAGCATTATTACATATTAAAGACGAAGTCAATGTAAAAATTGAAGGACTTGATTTAGATGTTCGCAAAAAATTAGTGGACATGTTTAAGTTTGAGATTCCAGGTGCTCGCTATATGCCCGCAGTTAGACTAGGCAGATGGGATGGCAAAGTAGGTTACTTTCAATTGGGTGGCAGTACATATATCAATCTATTAGATCAAATACTACCAGTCCTTGAACAATATAACTATGACGTTGATCTTGAAGACTATAGAGACTATGAAAGACAGTTTGAATTTACTCAGGTCAAAGAAGATACATATAGTCATTTAACCTGGCCTGAAGGACATCCAATAGCAGGTGAACCAATAGTGTTACGAGACTATCAGGTCGAACTTATAAACAAGTTTTTAGCTAATCCACAATGCCTACAGGAAATAGCAACAGGTGCTGGAAAAACATTGATCACAGCGGCATTGAGTTCTTGCTGTGAACCACACGGTCGTACAATAGTTATAGTACCAAACAAAAGTTTAGTCACACAAACAGAAGCTGACTATGTCAATATGGGATTAGACGTAGGTGTTTACTTTGGAGATAGAAAAGAGTTTGGTCGTACACATACTATATGTACTTGGCAAAGTCTTAATATCCTACTCAAAGGATCAAGAAACCAATCAGTGGACATAACAATAGATGAGTTTATTCAAGATGTTGTCTGTGTTATGGTTGACGAAGTACACATGGCCAAAGCAGACGCACTAAAAACTTTGTTAACAGGAGTTATGAGTCAAATACCTATACGTTGGGGACTAACAGGAACTATACCCAAAGAAGAATATGAACGTATGAGTCTTAAATGTAGTATAGGTGATGTGATAGGAAAGTTATCAGCTAATGAATTACAGCAAGAAGGAGTGCTGGCTAACTGTCATGTAAATATTGCTCAACTAGTTGACCATGCAGAATATAACGGATATCAAGAAGAATTGAAATATTTGTTAGGTAACGAGGATCGATTAGAATATATAAGCAAGTTAATTACTAAAATTAAAGCTAGTGGTAATACGTTAGTGTTGGTAGATAGAATAGCACCAGGTAAGATGCTTGAGGAATTGATTCCAAACTCGGTGTTTGTATCAGGAGCAACTAAAGCACAAGCAAGGAAAGACGAATATGACGAAATTGCAACTATGGACGGTAAGGTTATTATTGCTACTTACGGTGTGGCCGCTGTGGGCATTAATATACCTAGAATTTTCAACCTCATCCTCATCGAACCTGGCAAGAGCTTCGTCAGAGTTATCCAGTCGATCGGTAGAGGTATCAGAAAAGCAGAAGATAAAGATTTTGTTCAAATCTGGGATATAACATCTACCTGCAAATTTGCCAAAAGACATTTAACAACACGCAAGAAGTTTTACAGAGAAGCCAACTATCCATTTGAAGTTGATAAAATAGAATGGAAATAACTGTTGACAGACACAACTCAGTCACTTATAATAAGGGTAATATGCAAATACTTACATTAGATAATACAAGATACGATCTAGACACACTGCCAGATGAAATAGAAGATATGCGTTTTAGCATATTAGATAATAGAGATCCAACTGATCCTGATTATCATTGGATTCCGTTGATCTTTCTAGAAAGTTTTAATTCACCAGCACTGGTCTTAAAGATAGGCGAACACACTATTAAAATGCCTGTAGATTGGCAAATATTAATTGGCGAACCTGATGTGGGTGATTTAGAAGTACTACCATTGACATCAATCAATGACAGAGGATTTAGAGCATTTCAGTTTAATAGTTTAACTGACTTTCGTCCTAGTTTTTTAGACATCGAGATAGTTGACGTTTATCAAGATGTGTCGTGGTACAGTCCCAAATTAAAGAACGGACAATTATTGGCAGTGCCATTGAACGACGGACCTGAGCCCGAGTGTTGTTATTTTGTTAAAGACATTAGTCGTAACTGTGAAATTGTTAATTATCCTTTATCTTTCTAATGGCAAACACTGATCCTTTATATATTGGTAATGAAATGGCGGCATATGATCGCAAAGACAGAGACTACTATGACAAGTTTACTGATGAACAAAAGAAAAAGTTTTCAACTTATCTAATGTTGCGTTATGGTGCTAGTGTAAGTGGCAATGCTGATTTACAGGCATACTATTTAATGGCAACTAACAAGTTTGTCAATAAACACTTCTTTGACCTAAACAAACATACAAAACTACAATGGTTAATGTGTACAGCAGTTAGTCCAAACATGGGCAATCAGTTTCATTATTGGTTAGCGGCTAAAAAGAAAGAAGGCAAATCAACAAACAAAGAAAGAAAAGTAGTTAGTGAACTATATCCAAATATGAAGTCAGATGAGATTGATATATTTTTATCAATGAATGATAAGAAAGCAATTAAGGCACACGTAAAAGAGTTAGGATGGGATGACCAGCGAATTAAAGCAGACCTTTAAATGTAATTATTGTGAAAGATCATTTGCTAGAGAAAGCACACTAGCAGTGCATGTCTGTGAACAAAAGAAACGCTTTCAACACAAAGATGATCCTGCGAGTCGTATGGCATTTCAGAGTTATATAAAGTTCTATGAGATAGCACAGGGTTCAGCAAAACAAAAAACATTTGAAGACTTTGCTACATCGGCATACTATAAGGCATTTATAAAATTTGCTAATTATTGTGTTAATGCTCGAGTTATTAACACTATCAGATTTACTGAATGGTTATTGAAAAATAACAAGCGTATAGATTATTGGGGCAGTGATAAAATATATGATGAGTTTCTTAAAGAATATATCTACAGAGAAAACGCCACAGACGCATTGACTAGAGCATTAGAAACATCACTTGACTGGAGTGAAGAAGCCGGAGCACCAAGTGAAGACTTCTTACGTCACGGTAACACCAATAAGCTTTGCCAATATATAGCTTCGGGTAAGATAACAGGATGGACTATATTTAATTGTGCTACAGGACACGACTTGTTAGAAAACTTAAACCAAGAGCAGATAGCTATGGTATATGACTTTATTAATCCTGATCGTTGGTCAAAGATACTGCGAGACTATCCAGGTGATACAGAATATATGAAAGAAATGTTAGGGAAAGCAGGATGGTAAAATATTCTACAGACGTAGACATAGACTTTGCTGACAGAGATGACGCACTGAAATTAGTTAAACATACTAATGCGATGCAGAAGAATGAACAAGGCATACGTAAGCATAACTCAGGTGTGTATGTAACAGATATACCTTATAACCCATTAACAGATACAGCAAGTATAGATTATCAGTCAGCAGAACAACGTGGTTACTTTAAGTTAGACTTTCTTAATGTTAATGTTTACAAGCTGATTAAAGATAACGAACACTACAAAGAAATGTCAAACAAAGAGCCCAACTGGCAGTTGTTAAAAGACAAAGACTTTATAGAAAAGGTTATACACATTGGTAATCACTATGACCTTATTAAGGACATGGAAGTAAATTCAATCCCACGTATGGCTATGTTCTTAGCATTAATACGTCCAGGTAAAAGACACTTACTAGGTAAAGACTGGGACGTTATTGCACAAGACATTTGGACAGTGCCAGATGATGATAGCTATTACTTTAAGAAAGCACATGCAGTTAGTTACGCAGTACTAGTTGCACTGCATATTAATCTACTAGATGAAAGTTTACGTACACAAGGACAGTAAAGTCCGTGACATTTGTGATATCATCGAAGAGAGATATTACAGTGTTGAGTACCTAAAGAGCCTCCCTGACAACACCGTACAAGTTATACCAATCAAGTATGACGACACCTACTTCTTAGACTATATTAAAGAATCAAATGCTA